ATTGTAATTGGTCGGTACTTGAAAGAAGTAAGCCTGTATCGGCTACGTGAGTTAATGATACGTCTTGGTCATCACCGAAGTTTATAACTGCTCCATCAGCCAAGAATAAATCTGAGAACTCTAGAGAACTAGTACCTAAAGCAGCACCATCAGATGCATCAGGTACGAAAGCTGTAGTAGCTGTTATAGTTGTTCCTTGTATAGTTGTACCAACAATAGTAGTTGCTGAACTAGCACCTATTGTTGCTCCGTCTACTGTACCACCATTAATGTCTGCTGTATCTGCTACAAGAGCATCAGTTGTAACTGTACCATCAAAATAAGCATCTTTAAATTCTACTGAACTTGTTCCTAAATCTATATCATTGTCTGTAGAAGGTACGATAGCTCCATTTGTAAATGTAACTTGGTTATCTCCTCCTGCTGCTACAGTAATTACATCTGAGCCACTAAAAGTTATTGAGGTATTTGAATCTACATCACCTGCAATACTGTCTAATTGAATGCTTCCTACATTAGTTATTGCTGAATCACTAAAGTCTATTGTTCCTGTAACATCTAAGTTACCACCTACAGATACATTACCTGTAGTTGTTATTGCATCTATATAAGCATTCTTAAAGTATAGTGAACTCGTTCCTAAATCTACATCACTATCTGTTACTGGTGATACTACACCATCTGCTATTCTAATTTGTTCTACTGCTGAAGAGGATACTTCAACAAAGAAGCCCCATCGATTATTTGTACTATCTGCAACTATCTTATTTAAAAAGTCTAAGTCACCTATAGTATGTATATTACCACCTTGACCTGCTGTTCCATCATGCCTGTGCCCTGTAGAACTATCACTACTTGAGCTATATGTAAATGCATTTACTAATTGATTATATTCATTATTGAATAAAGCTGCTGTGATAGTATCTCCATCTGCGAATGAACTTTGTCTTGTGTATGTTTGTGCCATTTATTATCTCCTGCCTGAAGGTATATAATCTACATAAAAACCATTTATAGTATAGGGTGGCTTTGTATCGTTACTTATAATGGTAAAATTATTACTTGTTCCACTACCTTGTAATGGAATTCTTATTAAAGGGTTATCACCACCACCAAATACATTTGTATTAAACAATGCATCACCAAACTTTGAAGGAGGATTTATAACTCCTATATCAAATAAATCTGGTGGTTGTGGGATATCTGTATTCCCATAATCAAATCTAACTTGTATATCAGGTTCTACAATGCCTTCCGCACTTGCAGATACTCTAACATAATGTAAAGTTTTTAATGTTCCTAAATCTCCATAATCATAGTTTGGTGTTTCGTATCGTGCTAATATATTAGTACCATCAAAATTATTACCTGTATCATGTTGATATATATATCCTTCAGTATCTCCATGATAATATTGTTCTACATTACTACTATCAAATCCTGAACCAATCGCAGTAACCTCTAAACTTCTTGTTTCAGACCATTGAAATCCTTCTGGTCTAAGTGTTCCTATTATTCCTTTTTGTTGTGTTTGTTCTAAGCCTGTATTACTATAAAATAATCTATATTGAGATTTATCTCTTAGTACAACGCTACTTATTACAAAACTATTAATATTTTCTGTTAAATTAGTAACAAGAGGTTGTATAGCTTTACTAACAGTTCCTAATTCAACGTCACCAATTCTTGCTGTACCGGCTACTGTTCTTAATCCATCTGGTGCTAAGAATATTAAGTCACCACCTATTTCTTGAATACTATAACCACTTAAACAACCTACGTTCTTTGTAACTGGTACTATTGCAACAGTGCTTGAACTATTAATATTTATAAGTTTAAATATACTATTAGTACAAAATATAAATAGTTCATTACGAAAACCTCTTATTCCTTCTATCTGGTCTTCTAATACTATTGAACCTGAACCTGTACTTGTAAAATCAGTTGGGTCTAGTGTTCCACTATAGTATAATGTACTTAAATTATCTTCAACTCCTGCAGCTATTAAATGTTTATCATGAGTTGTAACATACTTAACATATTTTGTACTTGTAACTGTTATCTCTTCTGTAAAAAATGTTCTAGAATCTAAATCACCAGTTCCTTCCATTCTAAAACTATAAAGTTTATTAGCTCCATCTGCAATAATAACTTGACCATAATCATACGTAGGTCCATCAAATAATGTAAATTGACATTGCCCTTGTCCAGTTCTAGTTAGAGTACTTCTTCCTGTAAAGGTTGAATAGTTATCACCGCTTCCGGATACTGAACTTCTTCCAATATTTATCCAAGTCGCTCCATCATTACTAAAATATATTCCTGTTGATGCTGTAACAATAACACCATCAGCATATGTAAATGTACCTAATATATTTGTAGCACTACCTGTAGGTCTCGTTGCATTAGTAGTACCAAACTTTTGATAACCATTAATACGTCTATATCCACCTTCTATGGATACTTCAAAATTTCTTAAATCTTTTGCAACTCCGGGAGTCTTAAGTAAATCTATAACATTAGATGAGCTTACTAATCCTCCATTTACTGCTACTGTATAAGGCTGTGATGTAGGCATTAAAAATACCTTCTATCATCTGACATATAAGACGGGCTTGGATTAATTAAGTTAGACTTCATTTGTTTCATACCTTTTTTATAATCATCTAAAGCAAAAGCTGCTTGTTGTGGACTTTCTTTAAACTGCCATACATAATATCTTGTTCTGGCTGTTATTACATTAGTGTACTGGTCTGGTAATACTATTTCGTCTCCATAAGCTGATAAAACTGTTGGTGCATTATAAGCATAAAAATGCACATTATAAACTTTATCAGGTATAGGACTTAAACCAAACTTACGATGGTCTGGACTACGGATAACATATTGTGGTTCTCCATAGTTTTGACTATCTGCATCATCTTGATTTTCTGAATCTCTTAGATATCTAGTCCAATCATCTAATGTAATAAATTTTAATCCTTTTGAAACATAAGGAGCAGATTCACCACTAACACTTATTGTTGTTATATAAAAGTCATCCCAATCCACAGATGAATAATCTGTAATAATACTAGAACTTCCTGCTTTTAATATGTACCATCTAGTTCCTGCAACAGAAGCTACAGTTACATTACCATAAAAAGGGTCTGTACCTCCACTTGCTGCTACTGAAAAGAAAGGAAGTTGAGGTTCTTCATTGGCTATATCCTTAATTGATTTATTTATACTTTCTTTTACAAACTTTTGAATTCCTTTTGCACTTGCGAAAGTTGCAGAAGTTAATTCAATTTCATTAAGTTCTCTAAGAATATCATTTGTTAATGTTAGAAATGAAGTTGCCATATTTATTTTTCTTCTTTAGTTTCTTTTTTCTTTTTTGGTTCTTCTTTAAACCACTTACCTACTATTCTAGTATTAAAATCGTTCTGTAACCATTTGTTGTAATCCCACATAATATATCCTTTTAAAGTGTAAGGGGGAAGGAAAACCCTCCCCACTTACGAGTTGGTATTAATCGATACCGTAGAATGCACCTACTAAGGCTTCATCTCTAAGTACTTTCGCACCATAGACGTGAAGACCTCTAACAATATCCCCAAACGATGTTGGGTCTCTCAACACTTCTGTTGAAAGAATTGTGTTAGCAGTTGCAGTAGAACTGATATGTCCTGCTAAACATTTACCGGCAGCATTAGATGTTGCAGCAATGTTGTTTGACTTGTACATATCAAAACCACGTAGTTTTCCACTAGCCACTAAACCATTTCTAAGAGAACCTTGTCCACCATTATAGTCGACAGATAGTAATTTAGAAGAGGTTTGTCCTAGAACTTCGTAGAAGTCAGGACTTGCAACGAACCATCTACCTTCTTCAGGTACATTTTGTTCGTCTAATAGTCTTGACATTCTAGCCATAAGGTCTAGAGGGTCAGTTTCAGAACCACCACTACCAATGTCAGCAGCACCAGAGCCATCAAAGACTCCTGCTCCTAAATCAGTTGCACTATCAGCACCTAACACGTGGTTTGGTGATGAAGCAGATAATCCTGCAAACATAACAGCAATAACTGCAGCGTCATATGAATCTTTCAATGCATATGCAGCAGAGCTAGAAGCTACTTCTTTGAAGTTGACATGTGACATATTAGTTTCAATATCATCTACGATGAATTTGAAAGCTTTGGCACTATCAACAACCAAAGTAATTTCTTGGTCTGTTAGTCTAGTTTCTGTAGTATCAGAATTTCTTGTGTAATCAGACACAGAAATTACTGGTTCTTTGATAATCTTTACTGAGTCTCCGAAAGAGGATATCTCACCGGCATAGTCGGTGTTAGTAATAGCTTCTACTACCGAGGCTTTTCTAAAAAAGTTTAAAACCTTTTTAGAGTAAACCGAAGGTAAAAAGAAACTATTAGTCTGTCCACTTGCGGAGTTAGCAAAGTTAGCATCAGTATCCGTTCCGGGTTCAAAATATTGAGCCATGATACTTTCTCCTTTAAGTTATAGTTTATTTAATGATTCTGCCTTCTTGCATAGCATCGCTGATTTCACTTTCGTATTTATCAAACTCTGCAACGCTCATGGCAGCAATCTCCCTTTCTGACCAAACTTTCTCTTGCTTAGTATCTACACTAGTTGTTTTAGTGGAGACCATATCTGCAGCAGATTGTCTAGTCGGTTTAGAAGATGACTTTTTCTTTTCAGAAGAAGATATTCCAAAATCTTTTTTAAACAAATCTAGAGCACGTGAAGCTAAATCAGCATCGTCAGTATTTCCTGTTATCCATTGTTGTATAGACTCAGGCTGTTCTTTTGTCCAATTTTGGAAGGTATCACTATTTTTAATATCTTCAAAATCAGGATGCTTCTCTCCTAACCTTTTTAAAGCATCTCGTTGTGCTATCTCTTGCTCTCTTTGTTGGAGTTGACTAAGACGTTCTTCTAGAACTTTTGCCTTAGATTCACTTTGTAAGTGAGCTACAGTTTCTACAACTTCGTATACATCAGGATATTCTTTTTTAAATTCTTCAAGTTCTTCAGCAGACTTTGGAGTTTTGTATTCAGTTCTATTTTTAGTAGCTTCTTCCAATAACTCATGTTCTCTGGACTTAAATTCATTAAGTTTGCTATCATAATGTTTCTTTAAATCATCATATCGTTTTTTATAGTTAGGACGTTTGTAAGGTTTATCCTCACTTACTTCCTTTTCTATTTCTTTTACACTTGAAGGTTCAGTTACTACTTCATCTACCGGTGTATAAAATAAACTATCTGCCGATACGAAAGGTTTAGTTTCTACATTGTGCCATTCTTTTTTTGCATTATAAGGATTGGCTTCCTTTTCTTCTTGTAAGACTTTTTCAGTCATTTTCTTTTCTCCTACTCAGGGCTTCGTTCACAAGGTAGCTCTATGTCGACTAGAGGGCTTGTTTGTAAAGGTAGCCTTTCGGTTATTATTGTGATAAAGTGCCTAATATCTTAGGGTAGCTTTATCGGCTATTAGCTTCTAACGTATTGTCTGGAAGATAACATTCCTTTTTTAATCTCATCGCCTACAATATCTTTATGTTCTTGCTTTGCAGCAAGAGCAGATACTGTAGGTCTTGAAACTCGAACATCTTGTTGTTGTGCAGCTTGTACTGGCATTTCAACAGTTTCTTCTTCAATCATACCGCCTTCCGCTATTTGTTGTCTTTCGTCTGCTTGAGCTTCTGCTTCTTTCATCATAGCTTCTAAATTGTCCACTCCGATTTCTTCAGTTGCTTTTGCAGTTATGACAAACTCCCCATCCGATAACCTTGCAGGTATCGAATCGGATACTCCAGAACCCGGACCTTCAACTGGTCCAGACCCTGCGAATTCTGTTGCAACGTCTACGACTTTATCAAATATAAGAGATAGTCTATCGTTGCTTTCTAATTGTTCCATTAAATATGTTTCTTCTTCATCTTCTAGAGCTTCATCTAATATAAAGTCTAGGTATCCATCTTCCATGTCTTCATCTGTTGACATGGTTTGTTCGTATTCTTCGTGTGTTGCTCCCGGCATTTCAGTACCATCAGGCATAGTATGTGTAGGCATTAAAGTTTCCATTTGAGCATCTATGTCTCCGCCTTCTTCTTTTTTATTCCTTGTTTCACCTTTTGTCATTATTCTTCCTGTCTATTTATTGCTTCTACTACTTCATCCCTCAACTGCTCTAGGTGTACCACTAAACGTAGTCTCCCCTGACTGCGGAACATCTCCTGTTCCGATGTTGCCCCCACCAGTGCCTGTACTTCCAAGGTCTTGAGGTGGTTGAGGTGTTCCTGTAGCGGATTCCATGTCTCCGGATTGTTGACCAGTAGGGCTAGGTTCTTCGCCTGTTGTTTGTTGAGCATTTTGCATTCCTATAATTTGAGCCATTATTGCAGCTTCTTCAGGGTCATTGAGTATTTCATCAGGGTCTAAATCTAAGCTGTAGGCTAGTTCACTTACGAGTTTAGAAATCTTAACAAAAGGAGCAATAGCAGGACTTTGTGCAGTTTGTAAGAACATAGTAAGCCTTTGGCTTCTAACTTCTTTTTGCATCAAGCTATTTGTTCCAGTTGCTCTAACTTCTAAATCACCTTTAACATCAAGACCACCTTCAAAGAACTGCATATTCCATTGGAAGTATGATTCTCCTAAAGGCTTTAATAAAAAATCATCAAGATTCTTTATAACTGTTTTAATGTTCAGACTAGATGCACCTAACAACATAGACATGCCTGAAGCAGTTCTAGTCATACTTTGTACACCTGTTTGTCCATGAGAATAACTAGGTATGCCTGTTTGTTCGTCTGCAAGTTGTCTAAACTTGTCAAACATCATCATGTTTTCTGGAGCAGTATTAGGAAACTTCAAACCATATATTGACTGTCCGGGCATTCCTGCCTGTCTTCTAAATACTTTTCCGGGATACACATCCATTGATTGTCCACCTACTAAAGCAGACTCATCCACATCAAAAACAAGAGAACCTGCTAGTGCTAAGTTATCAATAGCCATTCTAGCGTGTCCATTCATTATCTGTTGAGAATCATCCATGTTCTCAGCAACACCTATACCAAAGAAATTATAAGGATTTCTTTCGTAAGGGAATGCATTGTAAGGTATACGATAAGGAGTAAAAGGGTTAACAACTGCTCTTAGCAATTTATCTCCGCATACCCATGCATTTATTTGAACTTCATCTAAATCATCTATATCATCAGAGAGTTCAATTCCAACTTCTCTTGCATACTCTGCATCCATTATGCCCCAGTATTCAAGAACTTCAAAGTTACTTACGTAACCATCATCACTTCTTGCATCGTCTTTAAGTTGACCTTCAAAATCTTTTTCAACATAGTTTGCTCCCATTTGCAAACAACTACGTATTGCTTCTTCATCAAAGTAAGGCATATTACGTAATTGCCTTAATTGACTTTTGTTCATCTTATGTCTATGAACTATGTACTCGCATTCTTCTATATTTGTTGCAGCAGGGTCAGGATAAAAATCCCAACAACTGACAAACTCTATACGCGGTACTCTTACTTCTAAAGGATTATAGTTTCTTTCTTCTCCTTCTGAAGACCACTTATGTAATTTCTTATTAAAGTTAAATGGTCCTTTAACAATTCCTGTTCCTAGTAATGCAGATTCTAATAAAGCATTTCTTATTTCTGCAGACCCGTTTGATTCTTCTATTTGGTCATGGATAAGTTTCTCCATCCTTCTTGCAGCTTTTTGTGCAGGACTTATTTCAGGAATTTCAGGTATCACTGATAATCCTGATGTAAGCATATCCTCTGCTTTTTCTTCTAGGCTTTCTACTTTAGCATAAGTAGAACCTGCTTCTAAAACTTTTCCGTCTCCTTCATAGCCAACATCAAAAGGGTCAACTATATTCCCTCTATTCTCATCTGTTATTTCAATACTAGGTGTAGGGTTCTGTGTATCTAGATAAGCATTTTCTTTTTCGCCTTCAGGAAGTTTTGTTTCTGCTATGCCTATTGGAAATTTACCTGTTCCAAATATAACATCAACCAATTGACCAAAAGCAGCTAAGACTTTTGTTTTAGTAATCTTTACAAAAATACGAGACTTCTCGCTGTCTCTAAACTTAACTGAATTTTTGTAAAGACCCCTATAGTTTTCGTATGCTTTTAACCAACGTGTTTCATCAGTTTGTCTAGCATCTTCTGCTTGAGCATAACGACCATGAATGATTCCTACAAGGTTTTGTTTCTGGTCTATTTCTAAATTTAAAGTTTTACCTGATTCCCCTTCTACTTCTTCGTAGATATTATCAGCACTTAAAAATGTATTTTTGTTTTCTGCCATAAAGCTTAATATCCAAATTCAGAATCAGCAGGCTTATACATTTCTCTTTTAAAACCTCTCATTCTTTCTAATGGGTTTTCCATACGAGGTCTACTCATTATCATATATCTTAACGCGTCATACGCGTGGTCCGAAGCATGTGTATCTACATCTTCTGGATTTGTTTTTGATAACGGAATACTCTGTAACTCTCTTATTAAGTTAGGACACGTATTAAATATCTGCAACTTAGGTCTTCCGTTTTCTCTTACTTTCAAATATTCGTGTATTTGGATTTTACCTTGAATACGATTCTTATCTGCTCTTCTTAGTTTATGTCCTGCTTTTAAAAGCTCTTCTCCTACAGTTGGTCCAGTCGTTCCTGTGTTAGCCCATGCTGCAGTATCTAATACACCATTTACGGAGAAAGGGTCTTCTATCTCCATATCGGTTATTATAGCACCTAATTCGTGACCTGTCAAGCCTTTTCGATACAATTCGCGATAAATAATTAAAGTATTATCATTTAAATCTAATATTCCCCATAAACAACAGCTTTCTGAAGCGTACCCATAGTCAATGCCTTTAAGCCTTTCCCAATGAATAGGAAGCTCAAAAGGAGGAATAACATGAGCAGTAGGGTCAAATTCTACGAATGCAGCTCCTTCTGCTACATCCCAATTGCCTTCTAGTAACTGTCTTCGCTGTATCGGAGGAAGAGATTTTAACATCTGTTCATAGATGCCGTCTCTAGCTAAATATGGATTATCTGCTAACTTAGCAGGTATAAACTTTCTAGTTAAACCATCTTTACCTTCAAAGCTTTTATTATGCTTTTGTGGTTCTATGTATCTATTTTTAACCCAGTGCGACCCTACACCTCCGGGGTTAGCAGTACACCTAAGATAAGTTTTAATTTCTGGGTCTGTTGTTCTTAAACGAGAGGCTAGATAGTTCCAAGAGAACTCTGTAGGTAAATGTGTTATCTCATCAAAACCTATCCAACTATATGCTTGTCCTTGATATCTGTATACGTCTGCATCTCTTTCAAGGAATCCAAATTCTACTTTTGCACCCGAAGGAAAGTTCCAAAGCTTTTCAACCTCTCTAAACTTAGCACCCGGAAATGCTTGAGGATAAAGCTCTCTGGATTTATCAATCATCTCTCTTAATTCTGGCATAGACCTTCTAAGTATTAAGGCTCTATGTGCTGACCTATGAGCATAGCGTAGAGGGTCAACTATCATAGCATAGCTTTTTCCACCACCGGCAGCACCACCATATAAAACATCCTTTTCATCTGCAGCTAAGAACTCTGTTTGTGGTCCATCATTAGGATGAAAGATAATTTTAGAGTCTCTAATAACTTCTTGTACTGACGGAGCAACGGACTCTAGGTCTTCTTCTATTACAATATTACTAGTAGTAGACTCCGTTGCTTTTTTAATTACTTCTTTTTCTTTCTTAACCTTTCTTTCTTTAGCTAAGATTTTTTCTTTAGCTTTCTTTATTTCTCTTTCTTTTTTAGCTAAAGCCATCTTCCGCTTTTGTTCAGCAGAATATCTATATTTGCTTGGGGGTGGAGTGGGCTCTAGTTTTTTAACTATCTTTGATATACCTACGTGACTAATAGAACGTCCTGTCTCTTCTGAGAGTTGTCTAGCTGCTTCTCTGAGAGTTAAACTTTCTTCTTGTATAAGCTTAATAAACTTTGCTAGACTTTCTTGTTGTGCGGGTATTGGTTTGAGATAACCTTTTATTTCTGAGAGTTCATAACCAAAAGGAATAGTTTTTCCTTTCTTTTTTATATAACCATTCATTGTTTACTTTTTCTATGATAAAAACTCAAAACAATAACTAGAACATAACAAACAATACTAGTATTTGTTCTAGGGTCATTACTTAGTCTTAATTAAACTAAGTACTTTATCTTTAAGGCTGTTATATGTATCAGGCTTAGACTTTTTAAGTACTAATGCACCAACAACTACTATAACAACTAATATTATTAATATATCCATTTTATCTCCTATTTATTTTCTTTATCCTTAGCACCAAAAATCTTTTCCCAATTATCTTTATACTGCTTAGAATAGAAGCCGGGTCTTGGATTTGCTCCTTTACTTCCGTGTGTATTCTTATATATGGGTGATTTAAATGTATAAGGCTTTTCGTCTGTTCCTATCTGTGTTGCTTTCTTAGTCATTAATGCAATATCTTCTCTTCTATATATATTTTATCTACTTCTTTTAAGTAGTCTTCAAACTCTGGTTTGAATGCTATTCCTGTGATTTCACCTACAATAGTTACTCCTTGCTCTTTAGCAATAAGTTCTGCTTCATAATCATCTAAAGCAAAGATGTTTACTCCTGCATAGACTTTATCATCTAGATGGTATTCAGTTAGAAATATCTTCATTGTTGGTCTACTGTGATGGACTAACATCTTCGTAGTCTTCTTCTTTAATATCTATTAATTGCTTTTCGGGCAGTATGAATATACCTCCATTAACATTTTGATTAATATCTAATCGTTCTGTTTTAGAAACCCCAACCCTATCTAGGATTGTCTGAGCAGCCTGAAGCTTTGTATTAGCTTGCGGTACTGCTGTCTCGCTCTCCATAACTTCTACGAGCTTAAAGGCTGCTTTAGGTGCTTCCCTTGCGAGGACTGTCTCGGCTAAATCCACTATTTCTTGTCTAAGACTATTTATTACTTGGTAGTGATTTCCTGCATAGCCTGCAAGTTCGGCTGAAAGCTTTAAATTTCCTTTTGTTTCGATTAAGTTATTGAGGAAGTCTTGTTGTTTTACTGTTAGACTCCTCTTTGAATTACTGGGTAAGTTCATATGCTATCTATTATATAGGCTATTTTGGATTCTGTCAAGCTTATATGAAAATAAATTAAATATTACTTGACAAAAACAGGTTTTAACTGTATAATAATAGTTAACTATGCCCGGTCATAGTAACACCAGTAAAGCCCCTATATAGTTATCTAAAGACTTCCTAGACTTAGAAGTTCCACATACCCCCGACCAACCCTACTTAACATTCAAAACTCTTAGAAATGTATGAGATTGTGCATATATAGGGGTAGGGTGGGTAGGGTGTCCTGCGCCCCTATCACATTTTAAAGACTTTGTAAATACTATACATTTATACAGTACTTTAAAGACTCTATAAATCTACAAATTAAACTTAATAAGTGATTAAAATTTATACAGACTTTAAAAGCTTCAAAAGTTTCTAAAAACTTTAAAGATTTACAAAGAAACAGACCAAAACCTAGATAGATTTATAGAGTTTATGAAGTTTACCTAGAATAAATGAAAATAATCAACGTCTGATATAGGGGTTTAACATC